GGCGTCTCCTCGCGGTCAGCAGATCAAGGCCGCCCTCGACAATCAGACCAAGTACGTGAACCAGCTCAACACCGAGAGCCGTGTGGTCGACGACAAGCTGGACGCATTCCGGTCCGTCGAGAACATGAACTTCAACAGTCTGACTACTCCGCTGGGAGTTCAGGTCAAGGGCGCCAATGCCATTCAGGATGGCAGCAGGCTCAAGCGAGTTCGTGGACAGGGCCTCGTTAAGGGTGCAACTCACCTGGTCTACAACTCCACAGTCGGTGCACCCATCAAGGTGATCCGAGCGTACAACGACATCAAGCCCACGGCCTACATCGACGTTCACGCAGAAGACAGCCACAAGGCTGTGGACGCCGTCCTCCGGGACGGCGGCCTCTCTCGTGGATACCGAGAGAAGCTGGTCTCTGACTACATCGCGGCTACTCCGAATGAGCGCTCTCTGGCGCTCACCAAGCTGGAGTCCGACATCAGTCACCGCATGGTGGAGCGGCACAACGCTAAGGTTGGGCCTAACGAGCAGATCAGTTACGAGCTGGCTAACGACCTCTACAAGGAGTACGCACTTCGCAGGAAGTCGGCTCAGGGCGCAGGCACAGACGCCACTCGCAGCTATGGCTCAGCAACCATGCCAGACCCGGCTAACCCGGCTCAGCAGATTCGGGTTGCTGCCGTAGATGTCGATGGAAGCCGAGTGGTTTCCACTCCGCTCTTCGAGACGCAGCTCGCTAACAGCCACGTCATGATGGACTTCGACGCCTTCGAGAAGGCGCTGACCATGCATGGCTCTTCATGGATGAAGGCGAAGTCGCGCATCGGTGACGGCTGGACTGCCGCCACTCACGTGGCCGATCAGCTCAACTCCATGTGGAAGTTTGCTCAGCTCTTCCGCTTGGGCTACGGCCCTCGCGCACTAGCTGACGACTTCCTCGGACAGGTCGCCCGCTTCGGTCCCATGTCCATCGTGGACGCCGCCGCTCGTGGTGGCAAGATCAAGATGCAGGACTTCTTCCACGCTCACTGGGCATCGGATGATGTGGTGTCAGCTCGACTGAACCACGGCCTTGAATCGCAGAAGCTGGAAAACCTGGAGCGGGAGCAAGAGGCCGCAGTGAGCGAGCTTAGGCTCGCTCAAGCTAAGGGTGTCAAGGCTGACATTCAGACTGGCCAGCAGCTCCTCGACGACATCACCGAAGAGATCGCCACATCCAAGAAGACCGTCGCCGACTATGGTGATCTGGTTAACTACGGATCTCAGATGAGGAGCGTTAGGATCGGACGTCAGATCTCCTCGCCCGCTTTCGGCGGACAGCAGGGTGAGATGTTCCGTGACCTGGCTGCCGGTCGCAGGAACCTTGAGAACATGATGGGCTCCTCGTCCGACTGGTACCTCAAGCGGATGCGTCGCAAGGACTGGGTGAACATCGCACCTGAAACCCACGGAACCGAAGAGCACATGGCTGCATGGATCCGGCATGTCAATGACCAGATCGGCAAGTCGGGCGTAGGTCGACAGGCCCTTGCGGGTAAGTCGGATCAGGAGATCGCCAACTGGATGAGCAACACTCCTGAAGGTCAGAAGTACCGCGCTGACATCGGGCTGAAGAACATGCCGAACCTGGAGCTGGCTCAGCGAGTCAAGGCCCAGGTCGACTACGTCCTCAACCCCGCCATGCCTGGTATGGATGACGTCAGGTCTGCCGTCCTTCGCGGTGAGCTGAAGAAGGAGATGCTGGAGTCCGTGCCCGTTGGGGCACGTCCCATGGTGAATGCCGAGCAGTGGCACTACGCTGAAGGCACTTCGGACATCAGCAAACTGATCGACAGGGGTATTACCGGGTTCTACAACCTGACTGCCCAGATGCCTGCCGAGAAGCTTCTGAAGAACCCCATGTTTGGTGGGGCCTACAGGGATCACTTGACGCACAGCTACAGCCTCCTGGAGAAGCAGGGCGTCACGCATGTCACTGAGGCTGACCGGAGGATCCTGGAGACGCAAGCTCGCAAGGCTGCACTCCAGCAGGTGAAGAAGTACACGTTCACCATGGATCACGAGACGAAGATGGCTCACGCACTTCGTCACTTCGGTGCGTTCTTCGGTGCACAGCAGGAGTCGTGGAACCGGTGGGCTCGCATTATCAGCGACAAGCCTGATGTGCTGGCCCACGTTGCTCAGACCTACCAGGCTCCCGCTAGAGCGGGCATCGCGGTAGACCAGAACAACAACCCGATCGACGCTTCCGGCTACGCCACTGACCCCGTTACGGGTGAGAGAACGCTGGTCAAGATGACTAACCGCAGGTTGCTCGTTCAGATCCCGAGCTACCTCGGCGGCAAGGCGATCAACAAGGCGCTGGGGCTTGACCCTGACGCCAGCTTCGTCATCCCGATGTCCTCGCTGAACATCATCCTGAACACCGGTGATGGAGCACTGCCCGTAGGGGCAGGCCCTATGGTCTCCATTGCAGCTAACCACTTCGCGCAGGAAGACCCTAAGTTCGCCGACTGGTCACAGAAGCTCGGCGTGCTCCCCTTCGGAGCGCAGGACTCCTGGACCGACCTCATCAACCCCACCACGGGCAAGAGGCTCGGTGACTCCATGGATGACATGGGGGACACTAAGCAGCGTGCGATCTTCTATGCCATGCAGGTGGAGAACTACAAGTACCAGAATGGGCTCCGCAAGAGTCCGCCTACCTGGAAGGAGCTGTCCGACAGGGCAGATCGGTGGACGTCCTTCAGGACTGCCATCGCCTTCGGCCTTCCGTTCTCCGTCAATTCCCAGGACCCGTACCAGTACTTCAGGGATGAGTTCAAGCGGATGCAGACGCTGGACTACAAGACTGCGGACGAGAAGTTCTACGAGAAGTACGGCGATTCGTTCTATGCGTTCTCGCAGTCCATGTCCAAGAACAACACCGGCCTTCAGGCCACTGCTGAGTCGGTGAAGATGAGCAAGTACTACCAGGACCTGGTCTCCAAGGTTGGCCCCGAGTATGCGGGACTGATCGTTGGAGACGAGGGCGACGGAGTCTACTCCAACGGTGCGTATCACTACCAGAAGACGCACTCTGCGGACAGTGCCTCTAACGTCACGCAGCGGACAAACATGTCTGCTCGCGACGCCTGGGATTCTGCCATGAAGTCCAAGGGCTGGCAGCAGTACAACTCCGCGATGAACGGTGTGTACGCCGAGCTGTTCAAGCGTGGCCTTACATCGGTAGATGACGAAGGGGCGGAGGACCTGAAGGATCAGCAGAAGGCTATCGTCTACGTGCTGAGCAAGAACTCCTTCGCCGACGGGTCCAGTAACCCGTTCTACAACGAACAGTGGGAGAAGGACTTCAGCCAGCTCGATAAGGGCAAGTATGACCGCACTGCCTTTGATCTCCAGAAGGTGGTCGAGGATCCCGAGCTGTGGTCCAAGGCCGTCGGCCCTAACGGGACCGTCGGCATCAGGTCGGACATCTACACCCTGAAGGCTTACCTTGACCAGCGCAAGCAGATGAGCATCGCTCTCGCCCAGCGAAAGATCGCGGGCGGTTCAGATGACATCAATGCGCAGGACAATGCGGACCTGAAGGGCATGTGGGGCAAGTTCACGGTCGGCCTTATAGAGGCCGACACCAGGTTCGCCTGGGTGCACTCGCGCTACTTCGCAACCGACATGGGATTCAACATGGATTCCAGTGTCAGCCAGCAGGATCAGCAGGCCATGGAGACATCGCCCGACACGCTGACAGGACAGGTCCAGCCCAACATCTTCGACATCATGGCGCAGGAGGGAGATACGGGTGGCGCTACAGTCTGACGGCAGCACTGGTGGGGGAGCCGGGGGAACCTCCGGCTACTCCCCCTCCCAGTCCAAGACCGACAAGAAGAACACCAACAGCTTCAATGATGCTGTGAAGAAGGCGAGTCAGAGTATGGGTTCATCCCAGACTCGCTCCGCCAAGGATCCGCCGGTGTACCTGGGGGCTAAGTACAAGCCTGGCACCCAGGACTACTACGACATGATCCGTCGAGGTCACTCGGCGGACAACGTCATGAACCTCTCGCAAGCTCAGCAGATGTACTTCGGTTTCGACCAGAAGACAAGGGACAAGTTTCTGAGTCAGCTTCAGCTTGCTGGCTATGATGCCAGCACGCTTAACGACAACAAGCTGTCTCAGCTCTGGGCTGGCTATGTTGCTCAAGCCGCTGGCTACTATGCCAGCGGTAAGAAGGTAACGCCTTGGGACGTCATCGCAAAGGATATGCAGCAGAGGGAAGCCACTGCCGCTCAGCCCCGCACGGTGACCTCCACTCAGGTACAGGCGAACGAGTCCACCCGGACGGACGCTTCGGCCCTCTTCGAGCAGGCTGCAACCAGCCTGCTTGGCAGGGCTCCGACGAAGTCCGAGTCTTCTAAGTTCTTCGGTGCACTGAACAAGTACGAGAAGGCTAACCCGACAGTCACGACTACCACTTCGAACTACTCTGGCGAAGGTGATCTCACCAGTCAGAGCAGCACGTCGAAGGGTGGAGTGAGTGCGGACGCTCGTGCCTACCTGGCAGAGCAGCAGGCTAAGGCCGACCCCGAGTACGGGGCCTACCAGGCGGCGACAACGTACATGGGTGCGTTGATGCAGGCAATCAAGGGAGTGTGATCATGGCAGTCGGCGGTGGATCCATTGCGAGCTTCGCTCAGCAATTCACAGGGACCCCTTACCAGTGGGGTGGCAATAGCCTCAAGACTGGCGTCGACTGCTCTGGTCTCGTTCAGCAGGTCTACAAGCACTTCGGCATTTCACTCCCCCGCACCACCTACGCTCAGATTGGTGTAGGTAAGGGGGTCAGCATGAACCAGCTCAAGGCTGGGGATCTGGTGTTCTTTGACACTGACCCCAAGTCGGCAGGTGCCGACCATGTCGGCATCTACATCGGTAACGGTATGATCATTCATGCTGCACGCCCCGGAGAGGGCGTGAAGATAGACAGCCTCAAGTCCGGCTACTACGAGTCCCACTTCATGGGCGCTCGCAGGGTGGGTGGAGTGGAGGGCGGTGGGGCCGCAGGCGACTGGAGCCCGACTGACACTAAGCGGCTCTCTCCGGAAGAGCTCGCCTCTGAGTACGGCTTCGCATACGGGTTCCTCAACAGCAACCCTGAGATCAAGAAGATCTTCTCCGAGGCGGTAGCCAACACCTGGTCGCCCGCTCAGTTCACCGCCAAGCTCCAGCAGACCAAGTGGTGGAGGACCAACTCCTCCACCATGCGACAGGCCCAAGTCGAAAAGAACACGGATCCCGCCACCTACAACGCCAAGATTGCTGCGGCTAAGGTGCAGGTTATCCAGCTCGCCGGTGAGATCGGAGCCAGCATCCCTGGCTCCAAGCTCGGCAAGATTGTGGAGAGCGTGGTCGCCACCGGGCTTGATGAGGATGGGCTGAGGAATGTGCTCGGTCAGTACGTCAAGTTCCAAGGCAATGGCAGCACCCTGAACGGCGAGGCCGGTCAGGTCGAGCACGACATCAAGCAGTACGCGTACTCGCAGGGCGTCAAGCTGGATAAGCAGACCATCAAGAATCAGGCTCAGCTTGTGGTCCGCAAGATCGGCACAGCCCAGGATATGAAGGCTCAGATTCAGGCGCAAGCCGAAAGCCTGTATCCTGCATATTCCGAGCAGCTCAAGGGCGGGCAGACGATGCTCGACATCGCCAACCCTTACATTCAGCAGATGGCGCAGGATTTGGACCTTCCAGTAACCAGCGTCACTCTCGATGACCCGCTGATCAAGCGAGCCCTTAATGGGCTCGACTCAAAGGGTAAGCCGATTGGCCTGGACGTCCCCGACTTCGAGAGGCTCATCCGGAATGACCCTAGGTGGGCTCAGTCCAACAAGACTCAGGACGACGTGATGCAGGCGGGCAAGAAGGTGCTCACCGACATGGGGCTGCTTAGCGAGGGAGGGCAGAAGTGACCACATTCGCTCAGCTCATCCATGGTATTGGCGTGCAGGAGTCCGGCAACAACTACCACGTAGTCAACTCCATCGGAGCCGTCGGCAAGTATCAGGTCATGAAGGCCAATATCCCGAGCTGGTCTCGGGAGATCCTCGGCCACTCGATCACCTGGCAGCAGTTCCGGGATTCGCCTGCGTTGCAAGAGAAGATCGTGCAGGGCAAGCTGCGGAAGTACTTCAACAAGTACGGCGCCGCTGGCGCCGCAGCCATGTGGTACTCAGGTCAGCCGAATCCTAACAAGACCTACGGCAACCCTCCGGTCTACAAGTACGTCAACTCGGTTATCGGCATCGCCAATAGATATAGCGGCACCTCCCTCCCGGGGGGAGGGGGTGGCGGTGGAGCTACCAGTACCGGTAGCGGCTACATTGCACCTACCGCAGTCCACCTGAGCACTTCGGAACTGGCTGCCCAGTACGGCTTCACCTCTTCGTTCCTCAACTCGAACCCCGAGCTGAAGAAGCTGTTCCAGAATGCCGTGAGTGGCCAGTGGAGTGCCGACAAGTTCAAGGCTTCACTCCAGAACACCAAGTGGTGGAGGGGTCACTCCAGCAGCGAGCGCCAGTACCTGATGGATCGCTACATGGACCCCGCCACCGGTCACCAGAACCTGGCACAGAACCAGGTGCGAGCCCGTCAGATCGGCAACCAGCTCGGTATCGTCGAGACGGCCTACACCAAGAAGAAGATTGCCACGGCCGCCTACAACATGACGGCCAAGGGCTGGGACGAGAACCAGGTCCGCTACTACCTCGGCCAGTACGTCTACTTCTCTGGTGGCAAGCACCAGGGTCAGGGTGGTGAAGAGTGGGATGCACTCCACGAGTACGCCTACTCTATGGGCATCACGATGAAGAGTGACTGGTATGCAGACAAGTCCCGCAATATCGTGCGAGGCATTGCCACTGAGCAGGACTACAAGAACGAGATCCTGAACAAGGCTAAGGCCGCCTTCCCGATGTACACCAAGCAACTTGAGGGTGGGCAGACGGTAGCCGATATTGCCCAGCCCTACCTTCAGTCGATGTCGCAGATCCTGGAGCTGCCTGGAGGCAGCATCAACCTGTTCGATCCGACTATCAAGAAGGCGCTCCAGTACAAGAACCCAACCACGAGCAAGCTGGAAGCCAAGCCGTTGTGGCAGTTCGAGAACGACCTTCGAGCGGATCCCCGCTGGAAGAAGACACAGAACGCACAGGACAGCATGATGCAGGTGGCACACCAGGTGCTGACCGACTTCGGCGTGAAGTACTAGGGAGGGTAGATGACGACACCTATAACCAGGAATCTGCCCTCATGGGCTGCCGCTGCTTCCGTGGCTCACGCTGCGGCTGCTGGCCCGACTCCGGTGCCCGGCGACTCCGATGAGGCGTACCAGCGATACGTGACACTGATCGACGCACAGATCAAGAGTTCACAGAAGACGCTGGCTACACAGAATGCCAGGCTGGCAAGCCTGAAGAAGATGAAGGGCAGTACTGCGGCGGCGAAGAAGAAGATCGCCCAGCAGATCAACCTTCAGACGAATCTCATCAAGGCCACCACGGCTAAGCTCAACATGCAGCAGACCAGCAAGGTAAACAAGACTAACCAGTATTACAAGGATACCGGCCAGTACAGCAAGCTGCTTGAGGGCGCCAACCGGGACGCCTTCATGGCTATCGAATCCCTCTTCAAGGGGTACGGTCTTGAGTCCCTGGCTGGCAAGATCTACGACTATGTAAAGAACGGGTACTCGGGCGACACGATCTCCATCCTGCTTCAGGACACGCCCGAGTACAAGACTCGCTTCTCTGGTAACGAGGCACGGAAGGCTGCGGGCCTTCCTGTGCTCTCGCCTGGTGAGTACCTGTCCACCGAATCCTCGTATCGACAGATCATGCAGCAGGCCGGACTTCCGGTCGGCTACTACGATCAGCCGAGCGACTTCGCTAACTGGATTGGCAAGGATGTCAGCCCTACCGAGATTCAGACTCGGGTGGATCTGGCTACACAGGCTACGGTTCTCGCGAACCCCGCCTATAAGCAGGCGCTCAATCAGATGGGTATCGATGACGCTCACCTAACCGCCTACTTCCTCGACACGACCAAGGCTCTTCCGTTCGTGCAGAAGGCTGCGGCTACCGCAGCTATCGGTGCGCAGGCTCTCGCTACTGGACTGGGCTTCGATCAGTCCTATGCTGAGCAACTCGCCACGGCTGGCGTCACGCAGGATCAGGCCAAGCAGGGCTATCAAGATATCGCCCAGGCTTCGCAGACTATGAACACCCTCGGCAAGATCTACGGCGAGGCGTGGAACCAGCGGACATCAGAGCAACTGACGTTCGAGGGTAACGCAGAAGCGGCAGCCAAGAAGGGCCGCCTGCTCTCACAGGAGAGAGGGTCCTTCTCGGGCTCTGGTGGGGGCGCTAAGGGTCTGGGAGGTCTCACCCAGGCTGGTGGTGCACAGTAGTATTGCGGGCCCTTAGGGGCCCGTCCATGGCCTATGGCTCAACGGCAGAGCAACGCACTGTTAATGCGTAGGTTGCAGGTTCGAATCCTGCTAGGCCAGCCATCACAGGGATCGACCGGCCCCCTGGGTGTTCAGAAGTCCGGATCTAAACGACGAGCGTGCCTTCACCACCCCTGGTGCTGGTATTGGCGTCACAATTTTGGGAGGCTCTCATGAGCAACTGGGGTTTCGATGACAACGACGACAACTCGCAGGCTGGCAACGACAGCGAACTGAGTGGGCCGAAGGCTCTGCGTAGTGCGTATGAGGCGATGAAGAAGCAGAACGATGAGCTCAACCAGAAGCTGACGAGTTTCCTGGAGGAGCAGAACAAGGCTAAGCTCGCCTCTGTGTTTGAGAACCTGGGGATTCCTGGTGCGACTGCGGTCTACCAGGGCCCGGCTGATCCGAAGGCTGCCGAAGAGTGGGCTAAGTCCATGCAGGCCGTCTTCAACACCAGCAACCAGGGCGGAACTCCGCCCGTCGCCGAGGCACAGCAGTCCGCTGAGCCGACGCTCCCTGCATCCATGCAGGCGCAGTTCGAGCGCATGTCCGAGGCTGGCCAGGGTGGTAACCCGACCGGCAACTTTGACGCAGCGAATGCTGCTATCGGCGACGCTTCCAGTAACGCTGACATCATTGCGGCTTTCGATAGACTGAACCGCATGTAACCAACATTTAGGTGGTGACAAACCATGGCTAACGCTTTCACCGGCACTACGGCGATGGCGAACCTCGTCCAGACTGCGTATGACCGCGCTCTTGAGTTCGCCCTTCGCGCCCAGCCCATGTTCCGCATGGTTGCGGACAAGCGACCCGTCCAGCAGGCCATGCCTGGCTCGTCGGTCGTGTTCTCCCTGTACCAGGACCTCGCTCAGGCGATCACTCCGCTGAACGAGCTTGTCGACCCGGACGCCGTTGCGGCCGGTAACCCGACCACGGTGTCCGTCACGCTCAACGAGTACGGTAACGCCATCCTGGTCTCCAACAAGCTGGACCTGTTCAGCTTCACCGACGTGACCGCCGGTCTCGTCAACCAGGTCGCCTGGAACCTGATCGACTCCATCGACCTTCTGGTCCAGAACGTCCTCGCTACGGGCACGCAGACGGTCCGTCGTAACCCGGGCACCGGCGCCGTGACCTACGGCTTCGGCTCCACTCCGACGAACCCGACCGCCCTCACGGCGATCGACAACTCGGCGAACTCCACCCTGTCCTCGGACGTTGCTCGCTTCTCTGTGACGCAGCTCCGGACCAACAAGGTCCACCCGAACAAGGGTAGCTACTACACCGCGTACGTCCACCCCCAGGCGTCCTACGACCTGAAGCGTGAGACTGGCGCTGGCTCGTGGCGTCAGCCGCACGAGTACTCGGCTCCTGGTAACATCTGGGCGTCCGAGATCGGTGAGTACGAGGGTGCTTGCTACATCGAGACCCCGCGTGCGCAGAACGTCCAGTCCGGTGCGGGTGCCGGTGGCACCCAGACCCGCGTGTTCAACACCTACTACACCGGCCAGCAGGCTCTTGCTGAGGCGGTTGCGGAGGAGTTCCACACGGTTCGCGGTCCGGTCGTCGACAAGCTGACTCGCTTCCAGCCGCTCGGCTGGTACGGTGTCGCTGGTTGGTCGCTCTACCGTCCGGAGTCCCTGATTGTGGCGCAGACGTCCTCGACGGCTCGCCCGAACGCCTGATCTAGCTAGGGGCCCTTCGGGGCCCCTTCGCTCCAACCCCAAGGAGGATCAATGTCAGGTTCTGACAATGGATCGTACACGGTTCGCACCGCGTCCGGTACGACCGACACGCTCACGGCGAATGACTTCGTCGTCATTTACACCAACTCGGCGGCCAAGACGGTTACGCTTCCGCCTGTCGCCACGACTCAGCCGGGTCGGACCTTCCGCATCATCTGCCAGAACACTGGCATTCTGACGCTGGACGGCAGCGGCTCCGAGACGGTCAACGGCGCCACCACGTTTGCGATGGTGGCTGGCACGGTCGGTGGTTCCACCGGTCGAGCGGCCGTCGTGTCCGACGGCACGCAGTGGTTTACGCTCTACTCGCAGTGATCTAACGAAAGGGGGCCTTTGTGGCTACATGGATATTCACGACGCCTACGGTCGCTGAGGCTCCCTTTGCGTGGAGCCCGCTCATGGAGCGGTACCGCATGAACCGTGCGCTATCAGTGCAGGAGGTGTCTCCCGGCGTATTCGCGACGACAAGGTACAGCGCATACACCGACGAGATCGGCGCTCTCAACTTTCCGCCGAACCCGAACGCCGGGGACACCACCTTCTGGCCAGCCCCTTCGGCTGGCCTCCGCTTCTACCGTGGCGGGTACGAGTGGCTAGTGAGCAGCCAGGACCGAGCCGACCTTATCGCATCGGGCGTGGTCGACGCCAGTAACTTCGCCCTCTCCCCTGCCGGTCAGGGCTTCGGAGAAGGCGGATTCGGAGAGGGAGGATTTGGAGACTGATGGCTTACACGCCTATCGCACCAGGATCGGCAGACTGGGATGTCCCGGTCAATGCCGCATTCACCAGTCAGGATGCCCGTATCACCGCCAACGAGGGTAACATCACCTCGAACAGCGCCAATATAGCCACGCTACTGGCGAGGCTTCCCATCCTTGCCCGCAAGACAGCCGATCAGGCAGTCACCAACACCACGACCTACGCAGACGCTGCCGATCTAGTCGTTGCGGTAACCGCTGGCAACACATACAAAGTCGAGGGCTTCTTTGTCTACACCACGCTTACGGCGGCTGGTATCAACCTCAAGCTGACCGGTCCCACGGGAACTGGTACATGGAACTTTGCCACGCTCTCTGGTGGCGGCTCCACCGACACTGGCACTGTTCGGTATTCGATGTCCAGCAATGGTGTCGGCACGTCCCGCACGGGCGGGACGGCCTCCGTTGGGGCGGGCAACGAACTCACTGGCTATGTGCGTGGCATCTTCCAGCCCACAGCCAACGGCAGCCTTCAGTTCGCATTCACCCAAAACTCAGCGAATGCTACAGCCACCACGCTCAAGGCTAACTCGTGGCTCGAACTCACCCGAATGAACTAGGAGGAACGATGGCTGCTAAGCCGAACAAGAAGGCTCCCCTCGGTCAGGGTGGTCGCTTCGCTGCGGTCGCCAAGGCTGCCGGTGGGGGTAAGAAGGGTGCCGCTATCGCGGCAGCCGCAGGACGTAAGAAGTATGGCGCCAAGAAGATGGCGGCTATGGCTGCGAAGGGACG